GGCTTGATTCTGTTGTCTTTGTTGGGGTATCATTCTTTTCATTATCGTCAAACTCCGATATTTGTGATTCCCGAGCCTCTTTTTGAGGCGTTGATGTTTTACCGCTGGCAGGAGCAACTACCTCCTCCTTCTGAGCAGACTGAACCGGAGTATTTTTCTCCTGACTCGGAGGGCCAGCAGATTCCTCTTTCTTTGTAAGCGTAGGACCTGGACTCGATAATTTTTCTTTTGGATTCATTTTTGGTAAAGGAGTTGCCTCTTCAAATGTTTGGGTTTCCATCTTTGCAGGTTCTTTAAATGTTTCCATCTTTACAGGTTCTTTAAATGTTTCTAACTTTGGTTCTTCCATAACAAAAGTTTCTTCAAACTTAAATGTTTCTTCTAGTTTAATTTCTTCTTTAATATTTACAGATCGTTCTAGTTCTTTAAACTCTTCAATAATTTCTGTATTAAAACTTAAAAGTTCTGTGTGTAGTGCAGGAGGTAAGACTGTATAGTCTATATCTAAAAGGGTAACGGTAAGATTTGCACCAAGTAAGTTAGGACCAACTGCACCTGTTGCATTAACATTGTTTCCATCGACACCTGTCCAAGTCCAATCCCAATTTCTAGCACCAGTGCCATTATGGGTAATCGTATCAGTATAGGTAAAAGTGTTACCATAGTATCCGGCATCATTGTTTCTGTTTTGTGTTACAGTCGCTAGTGAATTATTATTAGCATCTAAAATATTAACTGTAGTTGAATAACTATCTCTACCATTAGTTGCTTGTCCACATTGATGAGCTGATCCAATCCACTCACAGTTTTGTACTTCTGTTGTAGAGTTTAATGTAACCCCACCATCAAGACTATCAGCAGTGGTTGTGAACTGACCGCCGTTTTGTTTTTCTGTTGTAATACCAACAAGGGATCCATTAGATGATACGGTGCCTGTTCCATTAGCTTCCAGTTCATTATTAAAATTTGATATGCCAGATGTCGTCCAGCCATTTGATCCATTGATACCGTTTATGGATCCTAATTGATTTTGTAAGTTTGTTTGATTTATATTTACGTTTGGTAACAAGTTACCACTTGTTGCTGTCTCAGCAACAGCATTACTCGTCAGCGTCAGAATAAGTAGAAGTCGTGCTATTATTTTCTGCATCTTCAATAACCTTTAATCTTTTTACATATATGTCGTAGTCGGGTCGAAGTTTACCGTATTTTTTCCATTGTGCTTTTGCCTGTTTACCAATCTTACCATCAATCGGGCACGGGGTCCCGGCCATTTCCATGCTCTGAAACACGCGCGGGTCCTGACAGAGGAGTGCAACCGCTGCTACGTTCATACCGTTTGCTCTAAGTTCTCTTGATAATTTTATTCTTTCACAATTTTTGTCTCTAAAACTTTTACCACCCGATAAACCCAAACCAAATGTTTGAACTCCAGCGCTAGCTGATACTGAGCATACATCTATTCCAGATGGTACAAGTCCTGGAGCTGTTGCAGTTGGTGGAGCTGATTTAATATTAGATGTACTGTTGTTTGTGGTTGTGCTGGCAGAACTACTACCTGCTGAATAAGTTGTGCTGTTAGTGTAACCACCTGTGATGGATGTATTAGATCCACTAGAGTTGGTTTGATTTGTTGTTTCTGAGCGCACGGGAGTTACAAACCATGTTATTAAAAATACCAGGGTTACAATTGTAAATATAATCCATTCAGTTTTTTTCATCCTTTTTATCCACCTCATAAAACATTCGGTCGGAGTCCTCAGTTACTAGGCCTTTATTCTCAACGTTCCAATATGTTGTTTGGACTTTGTAGTCTGGCCAATGATCCTTTACGGTAAAGCTTGGGACATTCCAGATCAATCTATTGTTTGGTTGAGCGGCAAAGTTGCCGTTTTCTAAAGCAAGAACATGAGCACACTTATGTTCTTGAGGTATTTCTGAGTGCTCGACGTCCAGTATATTACTATCTGGAGAGGCCCAGTCAATGGTAAATAAGTACTCACCATGATAAAATTTTTTATCTATGCCTCGGAACTTACCTTTTTCTCCTACTAAAAAATCAAAGCAATGCACACTAGGATGATAACTAAAACAGTTCCACAGTTCCAACTCGTGTACTGACATATCCGGCACTTTGGCTCGGTCATGCGATTTTTGGAAAAACGCTGAGATAGGCAATCGCCAGTAACACGCACCATTCTCCAACATACAGTGGAATAGTATGGCACGTCCTGCAATACTTGTAATACCAAAGACCACAACGTCTTCAGCTTCTCCATGATGTTCTTGTAAATCATATAAATACTCCCTTCTAATTTGACAATAAATCGGAGGTATATTTGCGTTTAAATAAGCCATAGTTAATCATAAATATCACCCCAAGTTTCTCCTGATTCATAGTCAACTTTGTTGGGGACTTCCAAGTTAACAGCATTTTCCATGATCTCAATAATCTTTTGAGCATGATCAGGTGACTCAACAGATAAATCTAATTCATCATGTATTTGTATATGTGCAATAATACCTTCTTTATAAAGTTCTACCATGGACTTTTTTGTCATATCTGCAGCAGAACCTTGGATAAGTTTATTTAATGCTTTGTATGTGTAAGCTCTCTTGATCCCTGGTCCATGTTCCTTGAGCGCATCTTCATGTGGCATAGCTTTGTGCATACCAAAACTATTGGGCTCCCACAAATGAAACCTACATAGTCGTCCTAGTAATGTTCTAATCTGACCACGATCTTGTGCACGATTTGATGTAGCATTCATCAGTTGTTTTACAAATGGTACTCTTGCATGATATTGATTAAATAATTCTTCTGCTTTTTCTTTTGTGACACCGAGTTCGGCTTGTAATTTATTTTTACCCATCCCATAAAACAATCCAAGATTAATTGTCTTTGCTTGTGTCCTTGGTATCCTTGCCATGTCAGCAACAATTTGGTGAAAGTCTGTTGAAGTGTCATTATTATAAGCATCAATAACATCATTGACCGAGGGATATTTAAATAGTGATGCATAATGCACAACAAGTCTTGGTTCTTGTTGAGAGTAATCAAAGCATCCCCAAGTATGTTTTTTTTCTGGTAAAAATAAAGATCGAATTAGTGGTCCAAGATCCTTGTTCCGTGCTGGAAGTTGCTGTAAGTTTGGATTATTGTAACTAAAACGGCCTGTAACTGTTCCTCCTTGGTCTGATCTTATTTGATTAATTTCTGCATGAATCCTTCCCTTATGTTCGTATTTAATAATTGTATCAATAAATGTTGTATGAGCCTTGTTTATTTCTCTAGCTTTTGCTATCTTTTGAACTAAAGGATGTTTATGTTCTTGCAAAAAATTTTTGGTAAAAGATGGTGACTGGGTTTTCTCTGTTCTTTGGTAATCTAGTGAGAGTTTGTCAAAAACTTTGGCAATCGATCTGGCAGCCCATATTTGGGGCTCTATGTTTGTCTCTTTTTTTACTTGCAGCAATAACTCTTCTTCTTGTGAAACTAACTTTTGTTTCAATTTGTGAGCTCTTTCAACGTCCACTCGCACACCAAGAAAACGCATGTCTACCAAACAAGGGAAAAGATCCGTCTCTAAATTAAAAATACTTTCAATGTCTTGATGAATAATTTCTTTCTTCATCATTTGCCATAAATCAAAAGTTAACTCAGCATCTCGCTCTGCATATGATCCAACTTCCATCGCTGGGAGTTGCCACATGTCTGCTTTTGGATCAAGTCCTCTAGACTTTGCTGCTTCTATTAATTCGTTTTCAGATTTACCATAACCAAGATAATCCCAACCTAAACTATTTAAACTATATTGATAACGATTCTCATTAACAAGAGATGCTGCAATCATTGTATCAACGATTAAACCATTGATCTTTATACCTAAATGACGTAGCCAACATACATCATACATTGCATTGTGAAAAATTTTGACAGCATCCGTGGACATGGTATCTTGTAACCATGACAGAACTTTTTTTCGAGGCATGTTTGGACCTGATGCGTGACCAATCGGAAAATAAAACTTCCGACCAGAAACAGCCACAGCAATCCCTACCACGTCGCCGTTTCCTATCACCGATCCTGAACCTGATTTTCTCAAATCGGGATCCCGAGTCTCCAAGTCAATCGCAATCTCATCGTAAGACCTAAGATCTGGAAACTCTTCTGGCTCTGTCCATTCTGTTTGTGCTTTGAAAAAAGGTATTTTCATTTATCCCATTCTTTTCTAAGTCGATCTATTTCTAATTCACAATAGTGAATTATTTTATTTAAATCTTTTATTTGATCTTTCTTTAAATATCTCACAACGTATTTAATGATATTACCTTGAAAAAAATTTAATTTATTTTCCATAATAAAATCAAAGGGTTGTATCTTTAATTTATAATGATCTCCACCTTCTTGTCTATCGGATGCTTTTTCAAAAAAATCTTTGTTTGTCATAACTGATAACCATGCCTTTCTTTTTTTGCTCTCATTAAATAAAGATTATTTTTAGCACGAGTCGCCCCAACATACCAGACTCTATGCTCCTCATCTCTTTTTTCATAATCATGCATGACAGCATTTCTAATTTTTTGAGAGTTGTCTAAAATTAAAACTACAGAATCTTCTTCACCACCCTTAGCTGCATGAATCGTTGATAGTTTTATTCTTGCATCTTCTGATAACTTTTCACCATTTGATAACATATGTCTTAAATAATCTCTTTCTACCATAGGGACAGATGTAAAAACTTCATACCATGGTTTAGTTTTGTTTGGTTTATTACCACAACACTCTAATAT